TGCCGTTGGGAGACTCGTGACATGTTGGAGGCAGGGGTCATCGATGAGATGGAAAAATTTGAGATGGATGAGCTGGCCGACGCGGCTTACTGGCATGCCGCTGAAGAGCTGGTAACCACACCTGCGGGATACACGTATGGCGGCTACTATGACGTCATTCAACGAGCAACATCGGAGTGCGTCGGGTACATCCGAAGCAACACTTATTACTCAGCGCTCGGCCCAGGTGCTGATGGGTTTGATGGAAAGGTGTTTCGCGACAAGAATGACTTGCGACTGGTGTTCCGCAACGACAAACAGACTTGGGCGATAAATGGGTTGTTGCTTACCGCGCCATCTGGTGAGCTGTACGATCTGGTACAGACCGCGCAATTTATCTATGGGCAGGTCTACCCAGTTATCTGCGATGCCGATATCTACCGTGCGCTGGTAGATTGCGCACAGGTCGCCTTGGAGAGCCGCGATTTTGAGAGCTATCGCAAGGCCCGTCCTCTACTGCTCTCCGCCCAGTTCACCAAGTGCGGTGCCTGCCTGGACCGATTCGGACAGCGCGAGGATTGCAGCAACTGCACAGGTAACGGCTTTGTCAGTACAGCTGGCACTCAGCCGACGTCGTCCGCATAACCTGCAACAGCCTCCTCGACCAGCTCGCGCCATTCTCCGCTGTCGATCACGCCTCGCTCCAACATGTTGTCGGCCAGTGCGAGGCGCGTTTCATAGCGATACTCAGGGCCGCCTGCCGTGAATTCGGCGTCATTGAGCAGCGCATGCCACGCTTCCATCTCGTTGACCTGCTGTATATCAGTTGTCATGACGAATCTCCGGTGCCGGTGTCTACAGTGTAGAGATCGGCCGGCGCGCGGCTGTTCATCAAGCCCGACGAGCGGAGACAGTTATGTGCGGACGCCTTTCACAGTACAGCGGCATTCATGACTTCGTTGCGGCCCTCAGCATGCCGAACGCCATGGTCAACTCGGTCGGCGAACTGCCCCTGGAGCGATACAACGTCGCCCCCACCACCCAGGTCGCCGTGCTCCACGTACAGGGCGAACTCCTTTTGGCTGATCCGGTGCGCTGGGGATGGAGACCGCACTGGGCAACGGATCGCGCCGCGCCGATCAATGCCCGCGTCGAGAAAGTCGCCCACGGCCCGTTCTTCAGGGCAATCTGGCCGCACCGTGCAATCACACCAATCAATAACTGGTTTGAATGGGTCGATGAAGGCGGGCAGAAGAAACAGCCCTATCTGATCCGACGGCGCGACGGGGCGCCGATCTACTGCGCTGCTATTGGCCAGCTACCCAACGCTAACGAAGGCCCAGGTGAGCATGACGGATTTGTGATCATCACTGCCGACAGCGCAGGCGGCATGGTGGACATCCATGACCGGCGGCCCGTGGTGCTGAATCCCGAACTGGCTCGCGAATGGTTGAACCCGGCCACCCCCAAGGAGCGCGCCGAGCAGATGGTGCTCCATCAGGGCGAGCCGGCCGAGGTGTTCGAGTGGTACAAGGTCGACACAGCCGTGGGCAATGTGCGCAACAAAGGCGAGACGCTGATAACGCAAATTGGAGGTGTCAGTTGAAAATCCACATGACAAAAATTACGGAACTGATCCAACAGACCGTGAGAAGGATTGAGAGGCCCGCCAGTTGCTTGTCCATAAGGCACTGTCATTTTTGAGAACAAAAAGTATGGCCTCGATTTTTCGAATACGCAACGATGACTAATAGCCATTATTGCGTGATGGTCCTTACGTATGCCTGGCATGCCCGTAAAGCAATCAGTCCTCGATCCCCGTCGCCGGTGATGCCGAGAATTCTTTGAGCATGCGCTGGGTCAAGTTGGGCTCGACGGACTGCATAAACCACGCCGACGGCGCCGGTGGCGGTAGGCACGTTGCAGCCACCGGCTGTATCGGCTGCGTCGATAAGGACTGACAGCCGCACATCAGCAGTGGCAAGGCGATCGCGCAGAGCAGCTTGGGTACGTTGGGCATCGGTCAATTCTCGTATGTGTTGTTGGTCCTGGATGGCGAGCTGCTGCTCGGTGGCCAGGCGCTTGCTCTGATCGGCGCGGGCCTGGGCGGCAGCGACCATGCTGATCCTGGTCAGATCTTCTTGATGCAGGCCGGCCTGCTCGGACAGCTTCTTGCCCATCCGCCAGTCTTGCACCTGCCAGGTCACGCCCGCGGTACCGGCCATCAGCCCCAGCATCAGCACCAATAGGCCCGCCAGCTTCTGCACCGGCGTCACGCCAGCACCTTCAGCGCCTTGTCGTATAGCGCCT